TCATCCCTTACAGTGAAGGAAGGTATATCCCAAAGGATACGATTGTTAGGTTGTGCTGCATAATTTCCATCCCCGAGGGCGAGGATGTGGGCGCACTTATGTTCATGCGGTATTTCAGAATGATCTGTATCTACTATATTACTCTCTGGGTGAGCCCAGTCAACAGTAAAGAGATAAGCACCTGGGTACCATTTTTTATCTTTCCCTATATATTTTCCTGATTGTCCGTCTAAGATATCAAAAGAAGTAACGCTAGGATAGTAACTAAAGCAATTCCACAGCTCCAGCTCATCAAGTCTATATCCAGGAACTTCTTTTGCGTCATAACCTCTTTGAATGAATGCAGAGATGGGTAAACGATAGAATACAGCACCGTTTTCCATAATTGCGTGAAAGAGTACGGGACGCCCTGTAATCGATGCCAGGCCAAAGATAATGCAGTCTTCAACTTCTCCATGATGATTCTTAAGATCGTAGAGATACTCTCTCCGGATCTGTGAATAGAGCACAGGAATGTTTGCATTTAAATAGGCCATGGGTCATATAGTTTCTAGTTTACTAAAAAATATATAGCAACTAGCACTACCACAACAGCGGCAGATATCTTTGGATTAGCTTTTGCTAATGTCCATACTTGTTTTACTTTTTCCATAATTATCTCCTTAATGTATGTCACCCCAGTTTTTACCGGATTCATAGTCTACCTTGTTAGGTATCTCCAGGTCAACCGCAGATTCCATAATTTCAATTATACGTTTTGCTTGTTTATCACTTTCTACAGAAATATCCAGTTCATCGTGTATCTGTATATGAGGAATAATTCCTTCTTTATAGAGTTCTAACATAGATTTTTTAGTCATATCTGCTGCTGAACCTTGAATTAATTTATTTAAAGATTTGTAAGTGTAAGCTCGTTTGATTCCTGGTCCGTGTTCCCTGAGTGCATCTTCGTGAGATAGGGCTTTATGCATCCCGAATGAATTGGGCTCCCATAAATGAAACCTGCATAGTCTTCCAAGAAGTGTTCGTATTTGTCCCCGGTCTTGTGCACGATTAGATGCTTTATCCATTAGCTGTTTAACAAAAGGTACCTCGACTGTGGTAAGTATGAAATAATTCTGCTGCTTTTTCTTTTGTGACTCCGAGTTCTGCTTGAAGTTTACCTTTACCCATTCCATAAAATAATCCTAAGTTAATTGTCTTGGCCTGAGATCGAGGAATCTCTGCCATATCGGCTACGGTCTGGTGGAAATCTGATTTAATATTTTCTTTATATGAATCTAGTACCTCATAAACTGATGGAAGTTTATAAAGAGCTGCATAGTGGACAACGAGTCTTGGTTCCTGCTGATTGTAATCGAAACAACCCCAGGTACATCCTTCTTCAGGAATAAATAAAGATCTGATCCGTGGTCCGAGTTCCTTGTTCCTTGCTGGTATTTGCTGTAAATTTGGATTTGAATAAGAAAATCTTCCCGTTACCGTTCCTCCGTTGTCTCCGCGTAATTGATTAATTTCAGCATGAATTCTTCCCTTGTGGGAATGTTTGAGTATGGTATCAATGAATGTGGTATGGGCCTTGTTTATTTCACGAGCCCGGGCTATATGTTTCACTAGTGGGTGGGGGTGATTCTGAAGGAAATTTTTTGTAAATGAAGGAGAATTTGTCTTATCAGTACGGTCAAAAGGTAGGTGGAGTTTTTCAAAAACTTTGGCAATCGATCTTGCTGCCCATATTTGGGTATCTATGCCTGTTTCTTTTTTTATTTGTTGTAATGATTGTTTTTCTTGTGCAACTAATGTGGTTTTCAATTTGTGCGCTGCTTCCACATCCACGCGAACGCCTTTAAATTTCATATCTACTAGACAAGGAAACAATTCTGTTTCCATATCCATGATTGAATTTATATCTTGAAGATCAATTTCTTTTTTTAATTCTTGCCAAAGTGCTAAAGTTATTTCTGCATCTTTTTCTGCATATGCGCCAACATAAATCGCAGGTAGTTTATACATTTCTGCCTTGGCGTCAACACCCCAATCTTTTGCAGCAGCATATAAATCTGTTTCATTCTTTCCTTTTCCAGTGTATCTTTTAGCGCAGTTGTTTAAGTCATAGCGCATTTGATTCTCATCAACCAGGGCCGATGCTATCATCGTGTCCACTATTTTACCGCTGATACTTAAACCTAACGCGCGTATCCAACAAACGTCATACATGGCGTTGTGAAAGATTTTTGTTGCTGGTGTATTTAATACAGCTTGAAACCATTTTAAAACTTTGGCTTTATCCATATTACCGCCACCTTCATGAGCAATCGGATAATATCCACACCAGTTTTTAACAGCTACAGCTATTCCCACAACTTCTCCTACTCCTACAACAGAACCAGAGCCTCTTCTTATATTTAAATTAGGATCTTTAGTTTCTAGATCTATTGAAATTTCATCATATTTTGATAGATCTGGAAATTCTTCTGGTGGTAACCATTCTGTTTGTGGTTTGAAAAGTGGTTGTTGTATCATCTAACCCCCCACCAAATTAAAAATGCAGGTATAACAATATGTTCAAAAATCTCGTAGAGACATATAAACAATAATAAAAATGTAAACCATATACTTGTTTTAGATTTTTTAATTAAAAACTTAAACATTCTTTCATGCCACGTAGTTATTTTTTGTGTAATTTTTAATAATATTTCTCTCATGAATAGTCGCGTTCAATAATCATATCTATGAAATGTTTTGCTTTTTCTAAATCTTGTTTTTTTCCTTTCAATCTGTGTCTCAAGATATATTTTATAACGCATCCTTCTGGATAAAGCAACTCGTTTTCAATTACAAATTTACTTGGTTGAATTTTAAATTTCTGATAGTGTGTTCCACCGATTTGTTTGTCGTATGGTTTCATATTATAAATGCTTTTTCAGCGCGCTTTGGTTCTATAATATGTAAGTTTTCTTTTGTTCGTGTTGCTCCTACATAAAACAATCTATTTTCATCATCAGGATTTTTTTCATAAGTATCCAACGTGGTTTTTGTAAGATCAGTTAATAGCACTACATTTTGTGATTCTCCTCCTTTAGCTGCATGTATTGTGGATAATTCTATTCTTGGTTTTTTATTTAACTGTTCCCCATTGGCTCTCATCTTTCTTAAATATTCTATACGTCGTGATCCTGCATCATCAAAAGCTTCAAACCAAACTTTTTTAGTTTTTAATCCAAAATCTTTAGTTAATTGATCAATTCCATATAAAGATCCTTTTGTCATACCCTGCATCAATGTTTTATCTCTATGTTCAGGAGACATATATCCATAAATTTTTTCTATTTGTTTATAATTTAAAAGCTGTCCCTGTCTTAAATGTTCCCAGTTTGTAGCAGCTTCTTGAATATCTTTTTCATAACTACGTTTATGCCGAGTTTCATAATATAAACCTTTACGATATAAAGTATCTTCTATTTCTTTTAGCATGTGTTTAGTTCTAGCTAATACCAACCATTCACCAGAAGACATGTCTACTGTATCAATATCAAAATGTCGGTGTAAACTTCCTTCATTAGTTTTAGGGTGCCATGTTTTATCTATTCTATGTTTAATTCTATTTATAATTCCCATTGCCAATTGATGAACTTTAATTGGTATTCTGTGTGATTGTATTAAAGGAAGATTTATCATTTGATCTTGTAAAGCTATAAAAGAATCTACATCAGCACCAGCCCATTTAAAAATAGCCTGATCATCATCCCCTGCAATAAAAGTATCTTCACTCTTATTCCATATAGTTTTTGTCATATCCCATTGCATTAAGGACAAATCTTGTGCTTCATCAATAAAGATGACATCAAATTTGGGAGATAAATCTGACTTAATAAAATTTAAAATCATGTCATTAAAATCAATTAAGTTATATTCTTTTTTATATCTTTTTAATTCATTATGAATAATGTGTAATTTATCTAATTCTAAATCCTGTGTATGTTCTCTTCTGTTATACTGTTGTTCCGGTGTAATGTTTCTAAGTTGTGCTAATTGTATAATTTGTAAATACTCACTATCAGAAGTAAATATACCATGATCTTCTTGATGTTCTGCATAAGAGACAGGAAATCCTAACTTTTTTCCAAGATCTTTATAGTGTCTTGATTGCATGACCTGATCTTTTTTAAGTCCTAATTTTCTAAATGCTAATGAGTGTAGTGTTCTAAAATATGGAAGATCATCTTCGGTTAAATTAAATTTTTTTATTGCTTCATCTCTGGCGTGGTATGCAGCTTTTTGTGTAAAAGCAAAGTAGCCAATTCTATCTGGATCTGTTTCTTTTAAATAATCATCCACCTTATTTAATAGTGTAGTTGTCTTGCCAGTTCCTGGTGGTCCTAATACTATTGTTTTCATTATTTTTATAAATGGGCCCCGAAGGGCCCATC